ACGATCAGTCTTATTATGATTTACCCAACAACCAGAAATGACACCAGAAGAAACAGACAACGGTGAAGGGTCGGATGCTTCGGCTTGTTAGCTTAATTTATTATGATACCTGTAAAACAAGAAACCCCAGACATGGAAGCGCATTTCGGTTGCTACGAGAATTGCCATTTCTGCCGAAAACCAACCGATATGTGGCACGAGAACACCAATAACCCCGTGTGTCGAGAATGCGCCCCAAAGCATAAGGTAGCAGAACTGCCTGACCATGGAAGGGCAATCAGAAACCGTAAGCGGCGAGAACGCAGGGCTTTATTAGCTAACGACCAAGTTAAATCATGAGTGAAACGAAATTGATTTCAACGCCTTGTTCGCCCGAGTTTGTTCTTGAGTTTGGGAAACACAAAGGCAAAAGCCTTGAGCGAATCGCAGAGGAAGACAACGCCTACATTCTATGGCTCGACCGTGAGGATGTCTTGGTAATTGACCGAGAGTTCTTAAAGTCCTGCCAGATGGACAACTACCTAGATGACGGAGAGCGGTGGAGCGCATTTAGAAATGATTAGGCGAACAGCAAGCGATGTCACGGCAAAGCCGTTGATATTCGCAAGAGTTAAACAATGCTGTTTACCTTGATACATGTAATTTTTTAGTGTAAAAGCGAAAGCATGCTAACAGCAAAACAGAAAAAAACGCTGGATCTTTACCTGAGCAATGACATGAACGCCTCGCAAACAGCAAGGGTTCTAGGTTGTAACACATCAACCGTTCAACAATGCCTTAAAGTAATTGAGAAAAAAGGAGAAGCACCTTGGTTATCAGGCGCACCTAAGCCAGACCACCTTGGCATGACGAAAACCACAGTGCAATATGATGCTGATGGTAAGGTTATTCAAGAATGGCGCAGGATGTCTCCAATGCTGGACAAGATGCAACATGTGGCTGATGGGCTATGTGAGCAAGTCAAAGGCAAAGGCAAGGCTAAGGCAAGACGCACACGCAAGACAGATACGGATGAGATACTGTTTGAGATTGACCTGTTTGACGCACACGTTGGCATGTATGCCGACGAGCGTGAGACGCTTGACGAAGATTATGATTGTGACATTGCATCCCGGAGGATGATTGAAGCAGCCGAGGGGATAGCAAGAAGATCAAACAGGCCGCACAAGGCGGTTTTAGTTTTTGGGGGCGACATGCTCCATTCTGACAACCGATCAAACAAGACAGAGCTAAGCGGCAACGTGCTTGACGTTGATACCAGATACCACCGAGTAGTGAGCTATATTATCGCAGCTTGCCGTGATGCTGTACAGGTAGCCGCGTCAATTGCAACGGAGGTTGAGGTTGTTGTCCTAGAGGGCAATCATTCGTGGCATTCTGAGGTGTGGCTGGCTCGTGTATTGGATTCATACTACCATGAATGCCCAAACGTCACGGTCAAGCTTGACGCATCACCTCGCAAGAAATTGGTGTTTGGTAAGAATCTGTTGATATGGTCACACGGTGACAAGGTAGCCGCAAACAAGTGGCCTCAGATCATTGCTGCAGAGTTCCCGCAAGAATGGGGCGCAACTAAGTTTAGGCATATGAAGTGCGGCCACATACATCATCAAAAGAGCATAGCACCGGTAGTAGTCGACGAGCAAGCGGGATTGCTTGTTGAGTATTTGCCAGCATTGTGCGCGAGTGATGCTTGGCACAGCCATGCAGGATTCATCGGAAGCCAAAAAGGAGCGTGCGGATTTGAATATCACAAAGAAAAGGGTTGCATTACCAGATTTTTTAACGCTGTATAGCATCATGAGCGGATTATTTGACGAATGGACACCAAGGGAACTGGCTGCATTACGGCGTGGGCTTGCTTGGCTAGGCGCATCACAACCGCAGGAGAGCGACGATGATGACTTAGATGAGTATGGGCTAGGCAAAGGCAGTGCAAACGCGTCAGATGGCAACAGGGAGCAATTAAACAGCCCCCCTAGTAAGGAATCTTTTAATATTTAGATGATTTGGGGTTTGCGTCATTCGCGTCTTTTTTTACGCAAATTGAAATAAATAAACATGTCACAAAATAACAAGATGAAACAACCAGAGATCAACTGCTCATACGATGAGCTTCGCGCAGCAATCACGTTGCAACCTCACCCGCGAAATCCAAACACGCACAGCGATGAGCAAATCAAATTGCTTGCAAAGATCATTCAACACCAAGGATGGCGCAACCCGGTTGTAGTTTCAAAGCTGTCGGGCTTTATCGTCGCTGGTCATGGAAGGCTGAAGGCGGCTGAGTTGCTCGGTCTGGATGAAGTGCCTGTTGATTTGCAGGACTTCAAAACGGAAGCTGACGAACTGGCTCACCTTGTAGCTGATAACCGCATTGCAGAGCTTTCAGAAATCAACAGAGCAAAGCTTGCTGATGCGATAGCCGAGCTTGACACAGGAGAAATTAACCTTGAATTGACGGGCTTTAAAAAACCAGATCTTGATGAGTTGATGACAGCAGCACCGCCAGACACAAGTGACAGCCTTGACGAAAAAACAAAAACATGCCCGCATTGCGGAAAGGTGATTTAATGGATGGCAAACAATATGACAAGATTGAGCAAGCGAACGTTGCAAACATTGTTGCAAAGCTCAAAGGCGGCAAGACGCTCACGGCGGCTGACAGGAAGGCACTCGAAAACCACAAGCGCAAAGAAACAGGATTGCGGCCAGTAAAGACGGAAACCGAGCTTGCAAAAGAATTTGGCGTTGACCGGCGCGGCTCAATTGTTCGATGGAAAAAAGCGGGCGCACCTTTTGATGGAACAGATGCAGAGCTTTATCAGTGGCTTGCAAATAACAATGCGCGAGGAGCGGCCGCATGGATGAAAGCATTTAGAGAAGCCAACCCTGACCAATACACAAAGAAAGCCGCCAAGAAAAAACCAAAGCCAACAGCAACCAAATCAGCAGAGGAGTTGCGCGATGAATACTTCATTGAGCTACAAGAGGCGAAAGAGGCCGGTGATGAAGCGCGAGAGAAAACCGCGCTTGATGCTTATTTGAAAATTGATAAGCAAATCCGAGATGCAGAGGCTCACAACAAAAAGCTCGGACTGGATCGCGGCGAGGTGCTTTCTCGTTCAGAGGTTGAGCGCATACTCAAGGCCTCCATTTGGGCCGGGAATGCTTGCATTGACAAATTCAGCAAACAGATCGCACAAAGGTTAAGCAATCTGCCACCTCAAGACGTTCACAAAGCACTCAAGCCGCAACTGACTGGCATGATTATATTTGAGGGTATGAGGCGAGTGACTAAAACGCCCGGTGAAATCAACGTGCCGCAATGGGTTGCTGATTGCTACCAGACTGAAAGAAGCCTCTACCTTGAGCCGTGAAAGATAAATTTATTGCCTATAATGAAGCTGACCCGATTGACTGGCTTGAGGCTAGTGTGCAATTGGATTATGGCAACTTCAAGCGTGAGAATCACCCGCTGATGGTTGAGCCGTTGAGGATGGCAGCAACTAAGCGCGGCGGCTATGTTGGCTTGATTGGATCAGTGCAACACATTAAAACTTTAACGGCACAGCTTGTGCAACTTTATGGCTTGCACACATCACCATGCAACGCGGCGCACTATGACCTTACAACCGATGCGCTGAAAGAATTCAGCGATGACAAATTCGTGCCGTTGATTGACAACACTGACAGAATAACAAGCCTTATACCTGACCAACCATATCGTCGCACCAAGCTTTACACGTCAACGCCATACGGATATATTCGGTTGCTCTCTGCGGGTATTATGGCGAACCGGAACTCGAAAACGCTTGAGCGCATCACAGCAGATGAATCGTGGGCATACGAGGATGATGAGGGATGGCTTGAGCAGATCCATGACAGGCAAAGCTCATTCCCGTGGCAATGGCAAATGTTCCTGCCTAGCTCAGGACAAACGGCGGGAAGCCAGCTTGATGAGTTATGGAAGAAATCAACTCAACGCACTTGGCATGTAAAATGTGATTGTTGCGGTGAAGAGATACCATATATTTGGAAACAGCCAGCGGTGAACGGTGAAGTGCCTCCGGGCGGCATGAGGTATGCATCAAGCAAAGATGTTACAAGTGATGAAGGCGTGATTGATTGGGTAAAGCTGAGGGAATCAGTTTATTACCAATGCCAGTTATGTGGCGGCCGCGTTGAATGGTCAGCGGCAAACCAAGACAAGCGAAACAGGCAAGGCCGATACATTGCAATGAATGACGGTGCTGACCCTGACATTGAGTTTTACCATTACAATGCAATGGCACACGTTCCGTGGCCTGAGCTAGTAACCAAGTGGAAAGAAGCGACCATCGCACGAAGCCGTGGTGACCTCTCAAAGCTGGAAAACTTTGTAAGGAAACAACTGGCGCAACCTTGGAATGAAAGTGATTACATTTCTGATGAAGTCCAGCAAGATGGCAGAGGCGATTACATGCTTGGCGAAAAATGGGAGGCAGACAATGACCCGCTCTTATTCCTGACTTGTGACGTTCAAAAAGATCACTTTTATTGCGTAGTCAGAGCATGGTGTATAATCAACGGCGTTTTGCATTCGCGGCTGATTGAGCGTGAGCGGGTTGTCAGCGTTGGCCAGATTCGTGACCTTGCTGACAAGCATCACATCTTGCAAGACGGCGTTCGCGGCTCACGTGTTTTCCTTGATGGTAACTACAACACTACACAAGTGCAACGCATAGCGGCTGAAAATGGCTGGCAGGTTTTCCGAGGCGATAAAGCAGCAGACTTCCGGCACAGTGACGGCCTCCGCAGGATCTATGCAGAGCCACAATATCTTGACCGGGGCGAGGGAACAGTGAACGCAAAAAACGGCAATCAATACGTTTCTCAAGTTAGGTTCAGTAAGCACGCGGCACTTTCGCGGTTGTCTCTGATAAGATCAATCAAAGATGAAGATGGCAACCTTGTTTGGACATACGCGAGCAATGCCGGGAGCGTCTACGAAAGGCAAATCAACGCATGGCAAAGAATAAGCAAGACAGCACCAGACGGGCGGCGGTTTTATGATTTTATAAACAGGGATTCAAAAAATGATCATTACGGGGATTGTGAGCAACAACAAATAGTTTGCGTGGCGATGGCTGGCTTGGTTGGAGTTGATGGAGGCGGTGATGACTCGGAATAAATCAAGCATTGACAATTAGCATCAATTAAAGTTAAATCGAAACCAGAAAATATGCGCTCGTTACTATTCACGCTATGGATACAGGCTGACAAATCGGTTAGCACTATCGTCACGTTACTTGAGCAATTAACAGTTGCTCAGGTTGAGACTGTGCAACAAGGCGGTGCAAGGATGGTAAATGCTTCACTATCTGGCAAATCATTCTCATATGAACTGCCAGCAAATTGGGGGGCTTTTGATTTTTGCGAACACATAAGGATGGCATACAAGACAATTGAAACGGGAGGCGCGACAGGAGGGCAAATGACTGAGGCTGAACTAAAAACATACGTGCTGGATACAAACGATGAAGTCACAGACACAATGACCGCCCGCATCAATTACAACTCACTCAGACGATAATG